GACAGCCAGTTTTACGCACCCCGACAGCAAGTTCCGATGGACAGGCTTTGCTTCTGGACAAAACGCAATTTACTGTGCAGGTTTTTCCGGCCAAACATCAATGGTGTACAAAATTACCTTGAAAGCTGACGGAACTCTCGACACCCCTGTAGTTGCTGCCGAGCTTCCCGTCGGTGAAGAAATAAAATCGCTTTCTTCTTATCTCGGTTTTATCATCATCGGCACCAACGAAGGCTTCCGCTATGCGTCACCTGACTCAGATGCAAGTCTTGTAGTCGGGCAAACAATCTCACTACCTAACCCAGTCCTTACCGCTGACGGCCACCAAGAATACATTTGGGTTGGTTTTACTAATTACACCTCAGCAAAAACTGGACTCGGGCGTATAGACCTTTCGCATTTCGTTGACCCTAATGTGCCTGCATCGGCACCTGACCTCATGTACACCGGGCAGGGCGAAGTGCAAAGCGTGACTACTTTGAGTTCAAAGCAGGTGTTTACGGTTTCGGGTGTCGGTGTTGTTGTGCAAGACACAGCCAACCTAGTGTCAGAAGGCTTTTGTGAGACAGGGACATGGCGTTGGGGTATCGCAGACCCCAAATTCTTGGCGTTTTTTGACCTCGAATACGAGTCGTTGAACGGCGAGATCGATGTGAGTTACGGATATGACGGCGCAGCTTACGCACTGTTGGGTTCTGCGGTAAGCCAAGCGTCTACGTCTAAAACGATGACGGGGCCAGACACACAGTTCCGTGAAGCCAAAATTAAATTGACCTTGAAACGTGACAGCTCGACGGCAACAGAAGGACCCGTGTTGAATCGTTGGCAGGCACGAGCTGTGCCAACACCTTCACGATCCGAGCTGTTCCAAGTGCCTGTTCTGTTGCACACGCGCATCAACCGTTTTAACCGTGAATACCATGTTGATGTCAATTTCGAATTGGAAAAACTGCGTGATTTGATACACAACCCGCGCGTCATCAATTACCAGGAAGGCACGGAGGTCTACAGATGTATTGCGGAAAGTGTAGAATGGACACCTGTAGACCAACCAAATGACGATTTTATATTTGATGGGACTGCGACGGTGACGTTGCGCTCCCTTGTGGAGTAACAATGGCAAAAACACGCAGAGGATACACAGGTGGTGCGGTCCAAACGACGACGACCTCATCGATTGCTGCATCCGGCACAACTACATTCACCGTTTCGGCAGCTACAGGCTGGCCGTACGGATCAGAGCCGTACCATGTTGTGTTATCTCCTGGCACTGCGTCTGAAGAAAAGGTGTTGGTAACCCGTACAGGCTCAAGCGACACAACTATCAACATCGCTTCTAATTCGGAGCGTGGTCAAGACGGTACCTCAGCGGTGTCGCATGACTCCGGTGCGACGGTGTATCCGGTGTTTACGTCTGTTGATGCAGATGAAGCCAACGAGTTGACCTCTACATGGACAACGAAGGGCGACATTGTTGCACACGGTTCCTCGACATTTACTCGTTTAGCGGTTGGCACTAATGAGCATGTTTTGAAGGCTGATTCTTCGACCGCTACGGGCTTGGCGTACGGACAGGTTGCTACTGCTGGTATTGCTGATGATGCTGTGACAGCAGCAAAAATCGCTACTGGAGCTGTTGGTGCCGATGCGCTTGAAGCAACTGCGGTCACTGCGGCCTCGTATGGTGATGCCGATTCGGTTGGTCAGTTTACCGTTGATGCTGATGGCCGTCTGACGGCTGCCGCAAACGTAGATATTTCGATTGCGTCTGCTGCGGTTTCTGATGCGACTAATGCAAACACTGCGTCAAAGATTGTGAAGCGTGATGGTTCTGGAGATTTCTCCGCTGGGACTGTTACAGCAAGTTTGACGGGCAACGTCACCGGAAATGTGACGGGCAACGTAACTGGTAACGTCACGGGCAACGTGACTGGCGATGTGACGGGCAACGCTGATACTGCTACGGCTTTGGAGACATCCAGAACGTTTGAACTTACTGGCGATGTAACTGGTTCAGCGACGTTTGATGGTACTGCTAACGCTTCTATTGCAACAACGGTTGCTGCTGACAGTGTTGCGTTGGGTACTGACACCACAGGCAACTATGTAGAAACTGTTGCGGCTGGGACTGGAATAACTGTTACGGGTTCTGATGCCGAAGGTGCTACCAAAACGATTGCTATTGACACGACGACAAGCAATAACCCGACCACCGCTATGGTGTTTCGTGGCGTACGAGGCAATAAGACCATTTACCCACAAAATGATGGTACAGCGTCATTTGAACACGGACTGAATACGACTATTCACGCGGCATTCGTCAATATGCGTGAGCAAACAACAACCGGCTCCGGTGGTGGCGAAACAGTAATTGCTTTACCGATTACTTCAGTTACAAACACCCACATCACAGTTCGGGTGTACGAGATTGATTCTGGCTCAGGCAATACTTCTGGCAACGTCAGCACCGTTTTTACAGGCAGCACCAACAATGCTTCGACGAACGTCATTAGTCTTGACGTAAGTTACGTTGTATTTATTTAGTCGTTACAGAAGGATAAATCATGGCAAAACGTAGATACACCGGATACGACAAAACAGCGAAAGGCCCAAAGGCTGGCCTCGAAAAGCTCGTTGACCTCCTCGAAGAAGAGTTCGGCTTGTGGAAAAACGGTGGATATAACGTCCGCAAAAAGCGGGGCAAGTCCACTTACAGTGTTCACTCAACGGGTCGTGCCGCTGACCTTTCTTGGCGTGGCGGTAAGTACCGTGGCTCAGGCAAGTACGAGGATGCTGTCCGAATGATGGACTTTCTCGTGGAAAATGCGGATGAGCTGGAGCTGGAAGCTTGCTTCGATTACTACCCGAAGCCGTGGGGTCGTGGCTGGAAGTGTGATCGTGACGCTTGGAGAGTTTACAAAAAGAAGGCGTTTTCGGGTGTCCCTGGCGGAGATTGGGTACATATCGAGATTTCAAACCGCTATGCGAGTGACGAAAAATACTACGAAGAAACAATGGCGAAGTTGCTGAAAGGCAAGAAACCTTCCCGTAAACCAGCCGCAAAGAAGAAGACACCTGCATACCCCGGCCGCTCGTTGCGTAAAGGCAGCAAGGGCGAAGCCGTAAAACTTGTGCAGAAAGAGGTCGGTGCGTACGTCGATGGCGACTTCGGACCAAAGACCGATAGGTCTGTGAAGGCTTGGCAGAAGAAGAACACCGATTGCTGTGGACCAGTTGACGGGATCGTCGGTCCTCGCACTTGGAAGTGCATGTTTGGCTGACGGTGCGCCGTCGCCTTCTTACCTGTAGCCAGATAGGTTTCGTTGGCCTATTTTTTCTGTGCCTGCTGGCACCTTTTCAAGCGTACGCAGATCCGCTGACTGTCACGGTCGGACCGGATCAGCCGTTTGTCGATTGGACTGTCACCTTCGAGGAGGGCGACATCCTCGACATCACGGTATCGACCGGCATTGATTGTCCTCTGGATTTTGCTGTGACCCCGGATCCTTTTGTCCAGCTTTTGGATGAAAGCATGGGAGTGGACTACCAGGATGATGACGGGGCGCATAACGATGTAGGGGATTGTTACTCATCCCGTTTGTTTATTGAAGAGCCAGTTGGCACGTTCACCTTGCGGTTCAACACCTATCAGACGCTTGCAATGAATGAGCCGGTCCCTGAGGGCACATGGGTTGTGACGTTTGGTGAGGGATCTTGGACTCCTGTGCCACCGACGACCACTACATCGACTTCTACAACCACAACATCTACCACCACAACCACCACCACCACAACAACACTTCCCCCAACGACAACGACATGGCCTCCAACGACAACAACCACCACGACTACGATCCCGCCGACTACTACATCGCCATCAACCACCACGATCCCGACGACTACTACTACGTCAAGTACAACAACGACGACGACACTGCCGCCCACAACTACTACCGTTTCTTCCCCTACGACCTTGCCCCCGACAACGACTACCTCGACGACGACGACAACGACTTCCCCCCCGACCACAACTACTGGGCCACCGACAACCACCACTACACGCCCACCTTTGCCATCAACGACTACGAGCACGACGACCACAACTACAACGACCACGACGACAACAGTTGCGCCCACGACGACTACTTCGTCTACCTCGACTACATCTACCACGACGACGGTTGCAGCCACTACTTCACTGCCTTCCAGCGATGCCCCCACGACAGTTGCAAAACCCCCGCCACCACCACCCCCACCAAACAACGCACCCGAAGAAGAAAAAGAAGTTTTCGAAGAAGAAGTCGATATTTTCGCAGGTGACTTTGCAGAGGAGTACCCCGATTATGTCCCCGCTGGTAGCACTGTCACGATAGAGACCCGTCAGACTCTTGTCGCCGCAACTGCTACAATGGTGTCTGCCGTTCCTACTATCCCAGCTCGCCGGAGGACCCGACGATGAAACATTATTTTGTCCTCGCCTGCGAGACTGCGGTCATGATAGGCGGTTTGCTGCTCGTAATTATTACGCTGTCTGGCAAAACCCAGGACTACGCCATCGGCATTTCGGTTGCTAGTGTAATCTTCTACGTTCTATCCCAATTATTCCCACCGAAGGAAGACAAATGATCGCAATAGTAGCCAAGCGACTCGTCGCAACTTTTATAGCCGCAGGTGTACCTAACGTTCTTGCTGGAGCCATCGTCGATGTGGCAGTCTGGAAGTCCGCTGTGATGGCCGGAGCTATTGCTGCTCTTGGCGCAGTCCAGACTCTTGCCACCGCATACAAAGCTGACGGTGAACTCACTACCGAAGACGTTGAGTCAGCGTTCAAAAACTAATTTGTCATGCCGACATGGTTGATGATTCTGCTGGCGGTCATCGCCCCTGGTGGAATTATCACTGTTCTTCTTGAAAAGTTCCGTCGTCAAAACAACCGTGACCACGCCACAAACTTGTTTTTGTTACGCAAGATTGACAAAAGAGTTGAGCGGCTCGACGACCGTTTAGACGACCACATGGAGTGGCACGCCCATAAAAAATGATGGTGTACAATCTCATGTTTCATGCTTGCACCAAATGAGATCCGCGACATTACAAACTTTATGACTAGAATTGTTCCCAGAGGTTCAGATGAAGCCCATCATCTAGCTCATCTCATTACCCGACTTCAACGGGAGGGGAACACAAATGGGACTAGCCGAAGCACTACAGCAAGTACCCGAAAATAAGCCCGCAGGACCACGTTGCGGCGTTGGATTGCTGCGAAAAACGTTAGCTCCCGAAGATTTAGCTGCGTTAAATCAGGCTATCGAGTTGGTGTACAACCAGCCTCGTGGTCGTCGCAACCACAACAGCAACGGTCCTACAGCCGTGTGGCTTGCAAATACGTTGACTGCTAACGGTCATCCGATTCATAAAAGTGTGATGCAACGTCACTTGCGTGGGGAGTGTGCTTGTGGCGTTATCTGATGATCTGAATACACCGCCCGCACCCAAAAAAGAAGTGTTGGGCAAAATTGCTACTCTGCTTGAGCGTAACGGTATTGATGTTGACGAGGTTGGCCGTATTACGCGTGTCTCTCTGTATCAGTCGTTGACGAAAAACGACGAAGGAGAGGCAGAGGTCCACGACCTCACCGCTGTGCAAATATCACCAGCTTGGGCTGAGGGTCCACAGTGGGACCCCGTGTCGCAGGCACCGCCCGTCAAATGCTCTGTAAGGGCCGTAAAAGGCCTTCAGAAGCCCGAAGGGTGGCAGACCGCTGTCATTGTGCCTGACGCACAGATCGGCTACTACAGGGACGCTGAGGGCGAGCTTGTATCTACGCATGACGAGGACGCAATTAGTCTGTGCATGTCCATCATCCGTGACCTAAACCCTGAGGTGGTGGTCTGTGTTGGCGACATGCTTGATGCACCAGAGTTCGGCAAGTACCGGCTGACACCAGCGTACGCGCAAACTACTCAGGCATCTATCAACCGTGCAGCTACGTTCGCTGCCGAGCTACGAGCCTGCGCGCCTGACGCAGAAATCGTCTGGTTGGAGGGCAATCATGAAAAACGTATCTCAAACAGCTCCATCGAAAATATGCGTGCGGCGTTCGGCCTCAAACGTGGCAACGATACTCACGGGCTACCTGTTCTTAGTATTCCTTTTTTGTGCCGGTTCGATGATTTTTCTGTTCGTTTTGTTTCAGGGTATCCAGCGGGCACCTACTGGATTAACGAAAAACTCAAAGTCATTCACGGCAACCGTGTCAAATCGAATGGCTCAACGGCTCATGCGTACCTTGCGAACGAGAAATGTTCAGTCATCTACGGACACATCCACCGCAGGGAATGGGCAGAGAGAACTCGGAATGATTATGACGGGGCTAAAACTATCATGGCCGCAACCCCTGGCTGCCTCGCAAAGACGAACGGAGCTGTCCCTTCGACGCGCGGCGGGCATGATATCGAGGGCCGCCCACTAATAAGTGCCGGTTTAGAGGATTGGCAACAAGGCGTAGGAATCGTCACGTTCGAACCAGGTGACGGCAACTTCTTCTACGAGCAGGTAGCCATTCACAACGCACAGGCATGGTTCCGTGGCAAGTTGTACTCTGTGGGTGATGACTAACCTCCTAATGTGCTCTCTCTGCGGAGAGGTATGGCCTGTGAACACAGGCCGAAGGTGCCGTGAATGTGATAGACATGGTGAACCGTACGATGGCGAGGACGAATGAGTCAGGAAATCTACGATCAAGATGATGACACATGGCCTCTGGTGGTCTGTCAGTGGAAAGACGCTCACTCCGGTTCGGATAGCAGTTGGACTGACACTGCCACTTACAAACCTGAAGAAGTCCATGTGTTGAGCACCGGATGGGTATGGCCGAAATGTCTCGAAGGTCACCTCACTTTGGTCAGCTCAACTATCGGTGAACCAATCGAACCTGAAACGGTTGGCGACATCCTGCATATCCCCTGGGAAAACATTTTGGCTGTGTTCAGTTTGCAGGTCTGCGTCCCAGTGAATTGGCTTTCCGAAGATTTTTAATTTGGAAAATGTAACACCCCTTTGGTAGAACTATCGGCGTCTACAGAGGAGGGACATGAGAAGGATTACGATTCCTAAACCTGAGCACGGCTCAATCGAATGGCTACGTCTACGTCAACGTGACGAAACCGGATACCCAGTGGTTTCAGCAAGCGAAGCTGCTGCTGTACACGGCGAGCACCGCTTCAAAACAAAATGGGCGTTGGCATACGACAAGATTGCTGACGAACCACAAGTCACCGAAACAAACAGGGCGATGGAACGAGGCAACCGTCTTGAACCAGTCATCTTGGAATGGGTCGCTGACGAAATCGGAGAGCAGGTGTACACACCCGAAGTCATGTACTCCGTCACCAGCGGAGGCGCATCACTCATCGCAACACTTGACGGCATCGTCGGGCCACAAGACAACCCCAAGCGGGTCATTGAAATCAAAACGTACAACCGTCAATGGGACGAGAACGCAGACATCGACGGCAGAGGCCCACTTCCGAGCTACTTTTTTTGGCAAGGCGTACATCAAGCCGCTTGTGCTGGTGTCGATGAAGTGTTGTGGGGCATCTTTGACAGCACTCTTGATCTGCATTTGTACACGCAAAAGATGGACAGCAGCATCATCGGTAAGCATGTTGGCAGGGTGTC